ACTTTAGCTTCAGAGGGAAGATTGTCATAAGACTGAGAGTTACTACTACCACGACTCTGCCTACCTGATCCAGACTCAACCCGACTACGTATACTTTGTTTTTTACCAAACTTATTAGGAAACTCTTCTGCTAACACTTCATCAAGCTTATCCAGAAACGGCTGTCCCTTAAGCATAGGAAACTCTACTCTAAGACTCTCACCAATACCATTAACTACAGCAGTCATTCGTTTATCTTCACCAAACCAAGTGTTGCGATCTAACCACGCTTGTAAGCCTGGTTCAATTTCAACTGGTGCTGGTTCAGGTGTTTTAACAACATCTGCATCTTTAACGGCTTGTTTAGCCTCTTTGTATTCTTCTTTTGCAAGGTCCAATGCGTCATCTAGGGCATTGACTTTCTGACCATCCCCATCGCTAATAGCTTGAGCACGGCTTTCTTTAATATCCTGAATACGTAATTCGTACTCATTAACTTTACGCTCATAGGTTTCACGTTGAAACTGTTTGAACTCTTCTGCTGCTAGTCGAAACTCTTTGAGTTGCTCTTTTGTAGCTTGAAGGTCTTTAACAAGGTTCTCATTATTCTTACGCAGAATAGGAAGAATCTCTCGACCACGTTTTACAAAAATATCAGCATCTACCCAATCAGCTTCATTACCACGAAATCTTTCTTTAGGAACCCAACCTTGAGATTCAGCCTCATGTTGAATTTCTGGAGCAACTTCGTTACTAGTAACATCATTATTTTCTTCGCTCATATCTTACTCCTAGTTTACTTTCTTGCCAAATAAGGATCAACAAGATCAACATCATCATCAAGAGTGCCTGTGATGTCTTTATCGTTAACCATTCGGTACTTAAACCCATCTTTACCTAGATACAGTAAACCTGCATACTTAGCAAAGATAACTTTATCGCCTACTCCACACCAAGGTGCAGGTTCATCGGCATAGCATTGGTCGCCCATAGCTACAACAACACCAGTGGTATTACCCATCTGTTCACGATCTTTAGTTACTTCAGTAGTAAGAATGATGCCTCCTTCGGAGACTTCTTTTACTTCTTGTGGCTTAATAAGCACACGCCACCCTACTGGGTTAATGCCTGATTCATTACTCATTTGGTTCTCTCTTAATAGTTGCTTCAAACAAATCTTCATATTCTAAATTTAGAATAATTGCAATTGCTCTACAGCGACCTTTTACTTCTTGCTCATCGTCAAACGTATTGTTGACTAGACCTTCTTTCATGGCTTCCCTATCTGTACTAAGCATCTTCATTAAACGTTTAGTAACTGGATGGTGCTTCCATTCATCGAAGTTGTCTTGGCTAACTGCTTCCATTCTCTCTCCTTTTTAAAACCTTACTGAGGTGGTACTTGGGGCATCATCTCCTGTGGCATCATTGGTTGCTCAGGGGATTGTCTCCCTATGTCTAGCTTCATTTTGTCGTAAACAGTATTCATAGTTTGGATAGAACTAAGGACACCTTCTCTACGCTCACGTTGCAGACCAATTTGCATATTGATTTCTTGAATACGCATTCTTTCACCTTCAGTCACAATACCAATTTTGATAGCTTCTACTTCTGCTTCAAGTCTTTGGATTTGTGCTTGTTTAAGTTCTGCTTCACCCATTAGTTTAAGCAGACCCATCTTCATGTTTAAGTCCATCTCAGCTTGTTTAGTCTGCTGGCGCATCTGTTCAATTTGAAGTTTAGGATCAGTTGCTGGTTGTATTGCATTTGGTCCTTTAGGATCAGGCAATATCTTGTCAATGTTTGTAACTTTCATTGCTCTTAAGAAAGAGTATTCAGCTTCATAACGATCATATAAACCAGGTGTTACAGCAACACGCTGTGCAATAGCTGCAGCTTGGCTCATGCGTTGAGCATCAGAAGTTACAGATGGATCAGCAGTAGGCATTACGTCTGTAACAGGACCCACGTAATCAGAAGCCAAAACAATACCAGTATTTTTAGCATTAGACACGTATGGTGTATCTTCAGTTATAAAGATTTGGTTTAAACGATACAGTTTACGAAACTCTTGCTTAAGACTGCGGTGAGTACGTTTAAAGATACCATTAAATATCTTCATACCCTGTTCAGCCATAGTGCGAGTAGTTTCAGCAGGAGTATTCTGTCCAGGGTTTTGACCTGACAAAATATCTACAGAACCACCAATACGTTCACCATAGTTAATCAACAGATTTAATAATGTAAACATAACTTGTGAGGGTTCACGTACTGGCAATGGAACAATGCCTTTACGCAGATCATCACCTGTTGTGTCTACATGCTTCCACTCCATAGGATTGAAGGAGTAGTTGCCACCACGTAACTTAATACCACGGCTAAGGAATCCACCAGCAGTGTTAGCCATAGTGCCAGCGTCAACGAGCTGGTTAATGATTGTGTTGATTGACTCATTCAAAGGACCAAGAAGAACACCAAAACCTAAGTCGTAGAAACCACCATCAGGTGAAGGTACAAAAGGATACTTAGTAAAATACTGTTCAGCTTTAATACTAAGAATAGTATCCTCATCATTACGCTCTACATCAGTTTGACTGTATCTAGCGACAATACGGGCTACTTGTTTATTGTCTCTACGTACATAAACAATGTAAGGTTCAGCATAACCATCATCATCAAAGTCAATGTGGCAATGTTGCTCAAGTATTTCGACAGGAGTACTTGGATCGCTTGACTCTGGAGGTGTTAAACCTTGGGCTTTATCTTGAGCACTTTGTAAGTTATCACTTATTAAAATACTTGGCTGTTGTTGTCTACGTCCTTCAGATACATCAAGCCATAATCCACGAGCTACTCGCTCATAGATTTCATTGCTAGTCATTTGAAGAACGTGCGTAACTCGGTGAGCAGTATCTAGACTCTTAGTCCAGTAGTTAACTACCAAGTCTTTAGCTAAAACGTTCTCAGAGATATTGTGTTTCTTAACTGGATCGTAATAGGTCTTCTTGAATGCACAACCAATAATAGGTTGTGTAATAAGAACCTTATCCATTTCGCTTTCCCAATCTTCGTCTTCTTCAAGAAGTTGGTAGCTCATGTGCTGTTCAACACGAGTAGCACGAAGGCTACGTAGTCCGTCTTTGTCATCACCAACAACACGGCACTTAACTGGTAGATCACTGTCTATTAATACAGGGTAACTGCGAGCATGATATTGCAGTGCAGCAATAGTAATGAGTGGGAATTTAACGTTGCTGGCATTAGCCCAAGGGAAGTTTTTAGTTTCAGCAACTTGGAGTGCAAGTTTAAGAGAAGTTTCAGTACGCTTTTCCCAACTGCTCCGAGATGAAATATCGTTATCAAAGTCCCTGACAATTTGAACCCCGATAGTTGTCAAGTCCTCTTTGCATAGGAGGGTAGCAATGTTGGCCTCATACATGAGGTCTTCAATGTTAAACTTTTCTTTTAAGTGCATATCTTTAGTACCCACAAATAGCAGATCGTCCAGAGTCTACTACATTACTTTCACGAATATAAGCCTCGTACTCTTCTTTTTCGATTTCTTTTTCGGTTGGGGCTTCCCACATCCTATCAAGCATCAAACCCAAATACGCCCAAGCATCTACTTGGTCATCATGCTTATCCCTAGGAAATCTAAGAAGTTCATCCTCAAAGTTTTGATACCAGTCAGCTTCTTTGTCAAATCGACAAGCCCCACTTCTCATACGAGCTTGAATGCTTCTAGCACGGGTAAGTTTGTCACCGCTTGGTTTTAGCAACACTATGTTGATAAACTCACCTCGCTTAAGCATCTCTTCATTGAGATAGGGACCAATAGCTTTCTGAATAGTACCTTGTTCGAGTCCAAAGAGTACGGGCTTATAAATCTTTTGGATCATTAGGATTGTATCTACAATCTCTAAAGCGTCCATACGTTCTTTAATTACGTGCTTACAGTACAGCTTACCATCTTCATCCATACCTCCAACTACAAAAGCAGAGTAGTCAGCTCTTTGGGATTGGGATACAGCTAAGTCACAGGTAGCATAATAGACTAAGTTCTTCTTTTGTTCTTCAGGTTTCATAGCCACAAAGTCAATCTTCTTAAAGAAAGTGTCGCTAATATCCAACGGAATGTTAAGCATCTCTTGGGAGTAGATGTCAGCTAAACCTTGCCGTACATAGTCATCTTTAAGCATCTTAAACTGCTCAGCAGTCTTCATCTCAGGCCACAATAAAGTCTTAAAATCATCTGTGTGAGCACGATATTTGACAGATTTCCAAGGCAATACGTTCCTAGAATATTCTTTAAGGTCTTCTTGTACTAGGTCTTTAATGCCCCTATGGGTAGCCAACTGGGAAGTAGGCATTAAGTTCTCTAACAAACTGTCTAAGTGTAGGATAGTTCCTACAA